AGATGCCGACTTCGCGCAACATCACGTCGAAGTCTTCGCGGTCTACCTGGCGCGTTCCGACGGCGGTTTTTTCATGATCCGCTCGGCCTCTTGCGACGTTGCGCTCTTTTCGAGGAACGTCGCTTCGAGCGTCTCGATGTCGCGCTCGGTTGTCGCGTATACGTTGAGCCAGACGGTATCCTCGAGGATGTAGCCGACCTTCCGCCCCGGCTGGCCAACGTAGACGAGCGGCGCGCGAAGCTCCTTCACGCCGTCTTCGGTGACAAGCGCGACGGCGCCAGAGAGCATGACGTTGACGTGCTCCGTCTTCTGGCGATGACCGATCGCGAAGGTGCCGGCCTTCATCGTCACCTGCCGAATGTAGACGCCCGGCGCGAAGAAGTGCGCGACGGAGCACTCTGCCTGCGGATGCGCGAGCATGGCGCCAGCGGCGCGCTCAATGCCTTCTTCCGTTGCAAGTGCCCCGCTCGCTGCGACCTCCGCAAGCGTACTCATCCCCCCTCGAACTCCTTCTCCTCCCACGCCTGACACGAGCGAAGGTCGTGGCACACGAACGAGAACTTCGTGCAGAATCCACGGAAGCCCGCGCCCACGTCCCACTGGTTCCACGGGATGCGCTCCATCTTCAGCTGCGCCCCCGGCGTGTTGTCGTAGTACTCGCAGTTCGAGCAGCGACGGCGGCGCGCTTCGGCCTCGTCGACCTGCGTCGCCTTCGCGAGCCCGCGCCAGTACTCGCCGTTCGCGCCGCGCTCGTTCGACGGCGCCTCGGGACCGAGCATCCAGTCCTGGATCACCATGAGGGTGTTGCGCTTGTTCTCCGACGGCGTCGGGAACGGCTTCTCTTCGGGAATCCCGAGCACCATCATGGGGGGCCTCATGTGAAGATCACGCCGTTGATCTGGCCGTAGAGGTCGTTCGCGGCGCTCGCCTCGATCTGAATGATGTCGCCCGCGATGAGGAGCGCGCCGATGACCTCGGGGCAAAGGTACGTCTCGCCCTGGAGCACCGTCTTGTTCAAGATGCGCTGCGACGGCCCCGGGGGGCCGATCCAGATCGAGAACTGCACGGTGTTCGCGAGGTCGAGGTTGCACCATGCGCAATAGTCGATGCGCACACGCGCGCCTGCGGGCACCGTGTAGATGGTCGCCTTGACGTTAGGCGCGAGCGCGGAGGGGGTGATCTGAATCGGTTGAACGGCCATAGGTCACGCCTCCTGCGTGATGGTGAGGATGACGGAAGGAATAGCAGGGTGGAAGCCGCTTGCGGGGAAGGTTTCGAGGTACGTGTCCGTCGCGTCGTCGGTCGCCCACATGAGCGAGATCGACGCGCCCGGCTTCAGCTCGACGAGGAAGTTCCACGCGGCGACGGTCTCGGCGTCGTTGCCCTTCACGCGAATGACGGAGGCGCTCTCGGGCACGTCGGCGCCGTCGACGGCGAGCCAGATCCAGAGCTCCGAGTCGGTGCCCTTGTTTCGGTCGATCTGCGCGGAGAACTCGACGTTGTAGATGCCCGCGTCGGCCACGTAGAAGATGTCCGTCGCCGAGTCGCGCCAGATGCCGCGCTCGATGTCGATCGTGTCGCACTGCACGCGCGTCGGCGTGTTGTTACCCACCGCGAGCTGACGAGAGATGTCGTGCCACGCGCCCGCGTTGCGGCGCTTCGGGACGAGCGGCGGGACGACGGCGCCCATGAGCTCCGCCGTCGTCGGCTCGCAACACTTGTCGGGCGTCGTTACCGCCATCATCGCCGCGTGCTCGACGGCTGCGAGGGCGCGCTGCACGCCCTCCGCGACCGAGAGCGCCGTCGACGCCTCGATCATCCCGTCCTCGGCGAGCTGCGCGATGACGCCGGCCAGCTTGTTCACGCCGGCGAGGGCGGCGCCTGCGTCGTACGTCACCGCGTCGATGTCCGTCGTCTGGAGCTCGTCGACGGCGGCGAAGAGGAGCTCGAATTGACGGATCTGCTCGTGCTCCGTTAGGAACTTCGCGAGCTGGTCGCGGGTGAGGTTGAGACGACGTGTCGCCATCACCAAGCCAGGGGCTCGAGGTCGGCCTCGAGACGAGCAACGGGGAGGTGAGCGTACGAGTCGCCGCAGAAACGATGGATGCGCCAGTTGCGCATGTGCCCCTGACGGCGCCATGCGATGCGCTTCGTCCGCTGCCCGGGGGCGCCCGCTGAGATCGTGTGCGGGATGCTCCACGTCACGCCGTCGAGCGAGTAGTCCGTCGTGACGACCGGCGGGCCGTAGGAGGGAACGCCCGGCGGCACCGTCGGAGCGCCGGGGAGCGCGATGAGCTCGAGCTCGTTGAAGATGGCGCCGCGGGACTCGTTGTAGACGATGGGCGTCGAGAACTCCCACCGGACCACGTCGCCCCAGTGCGTCGAGACGCTCTGCGACGTGCGCCCGAACGTCGGCCCGAGCGTGTCGCAGACCTGCCAAGCGTCGTACGCCCACACGAACCAGCGCGCGCGGTACTGCGCGAGGCCCTGGATCGACGACGTGAGGACGAACCACACCGCGCCGCCGAGGGCCTTTGAGGCCGCGGCGTCGAAGACGAGCGTGCGATCGGGGACGTGAACGTAGAGGAGCTCGTGCCCGCGGTCGTTGCGCGCCTCGAGGACGGCGGTCGCGAGCTGCGCCTCCGTGAACGTCGCGAGGATCTCGTCGACCTCGCGCGAGGACACCTTCTGCGCCGTCGCGTTGACGCCGACGTAGACGCCCGGCGCCTCGTTGCGGCCCGAGCCGAGGAAGGCCATCGCCTCCTGGTAGACGCAGCAAGCGTGCGTCCCGACGCAGCCCTTCATGATCTGCGCGCCTTCGATGCGCTGGAAGGGAAAGCCCACGCCGCCGACGTTGTCAAAAACCTCGATCGTGTAGCGGTTGAGTGCGCCGACCTCGTTCCGCACCTTCAGCAGCGCGACGATGGGGTCCGGGTCGGCTTCGCTCGAGGCGTACTTGAGATTGTTCACCTGAAGCGGGTCGTTGAGCTCCGTAACGATGAGGAACTCGCCGTCCGTCGTCATGAAGTAGCCGTCGACCCAAACGACGTCGACGACGGTCCCGAGGTCGGGATCGACGTTCTGCACGAGCGTCGTGCCGTTCGAGTAGAAGAGATTCCCGCAGCTCGCGATGCACATCTGGTCGAAGCTGTAGTCGAACGTAACGAGCTTTCCGTCATCGCCGACGTCGCCGATCACGGTCACCGTGCCGAGCGAGTCGATGCGCACGAGCTTCGAGCCGAGGACGCGGTACAGGGCGCCCTCGTAGTTGATCCCGCCGCGCCCGACGCCGTAGGGGCTCTGCGCCGTCGCGACGAGGCCATCGGCGGGGCGAAGGTACGCTTCCGAGATCCCCGTCGCCATCGGCACGGGGACCATGTTCACGGGGTACGCCGTGCGGAAGTCGGGCGAGCCGTTCGCGTAGATGCCGGAGAGGATGGGGATCGCGGGCATGTCACCTGTGCTTAGCAGTCTTCTTCGCGATCTTCGCGGGCTGCTTCGAGAACTGCTTCCCCGCCGCCGTCGCCTCGCGCTTCGCGCGGTTCGTCGCGCCGAGCTCCGCGGGCGTGAGCGCCTCGCGAGCGGCCTTGGGCAGATAGCGCTCGCCCGTCTTCGCGGAGGGCTTCCCCGAGCCGGTGCCCCAGTCCTCGCGCGTCCACTTCGAGAGCGACTTCTGCGCGCCGCTCTTCGCGCCCTTGTACCCTCCGCCCGCCTTCTCGTACTCGGCGGCGACGAGCTGCGCCTTGCGCGCGCTCCACTGCCCCGGCTTGCCGCCCTTGCTCGAGGCGGTCACGCGGTCCTTAATGCGCTCGCGGAGCGCGGGCTTCGTGTAGGTGGTCACCACTTCACCTTGTCCGCCCAGTACGCCGCGCTCGTCTTCCCCTTCGCGATGTTCTTCGCGTGCCTCGACTTGAAGCTCGCGCGCCGCTTCGCGTCGGCTTCGCTCTCGCCCTTCTTCGGCGGCGATCCCGAGACGCCCTGCTGCCCGAAGCGAATCAGCTTCTCCTTGCCACCCTCGCACGCCTTCACGACGTGCGACTTCTTCGCGTGGCCCGGCGTTCGCTTCGGGGTGTTGCACTTCATCTCGGACTTCTTGGCGGTGGGCATGGCGCTACTCGTTCGAGGAGGCCGGGGTGAGCGCGTCGTCGACGACGGGAGCGGCGTCCTCCTGCGCTAGCACGAGTCCAAGCCGCCCGAGGGCGACCCACGGATCTTCCGTCGTCACGTCGGAGCGCAGGTAGAGCGCCT